GGACTGGGCGCTGCCCAGCAAGGGTAGCAGCCACCCGATGGATACCCACTTCAAGATCTCCAAGGTCAACCGGACCGACAGCAAAGCCTACGGGATGCAGCTGGCCATCATCGACACCGGCAAGTATAAGGACATGATCGCCGGTCGTATGAAGCGAAAGAACGGGACCGGCAGCTGGATGGTCTACCAGGGCTGCGACCTGGAGTACGCCGACCAGGTCACCTCGGAACACAAGGTGAACGAAAAGAGCGGGAACCGGGTCGTCCAGGTGTGGCGGCAAAAGACCTCCCACGCCGACAACCACTACCTCGACTGCGAGGTTTACGCCATGTGCGCCGCCGATATGCAGGGCGCACGAACCCTCCACCTGGAAGAGGTGGAGATGCCGCCTCGGAAAGAGGCACCGCCCGAGCCGGAGTCCTCCCCGGAGGAAAACTGGATCGGGCAGAACGAATCGTGGCTCCAAGGAGGGGAATGACGCATGAGTAACGACTACACCGTAGAACAGCGGCTGGCAGAGGTCAACAAAGCCATCCAGGCCGTCCTCCTGGGCGGACAGAGCTACAAGCTCGGCTCCCGCAGCGTGACCAGGGCGGACCTGGCCCAGCTCCGCTCCATGCGGGATGACCTGGAGGCCCAGCTTTCCAGCGACGAAAGCTCCCCGCTGTTTTCGGACTGCCATGTGGCAGTTTTTGAGGGAAGGTGACCGGGATGGCATGGATCGACAACCTGATCGGCTGGATCAGCCCGGAGTGGGGAGCCAAACGGGAAGCCTGGAGGCAGACCCTGGAAGAGATGCGGAACTACGATGCCGGGAACGCCGGTCGCCTGAACGCCAACTGGAGGGCGACCAACCAGAGCGCCGAAATGACCGACCGATACAGCCGGGACACCGTCCGAGCAAGGGCCAGGGACCTGGAGCGGAACAGCGACATGATGAATTCGGTCATCGGCCCCTTCGTTCGGAATGTGGTCGGGGAGGGCCTGATCCTGCAGGCCGAAACCGGGAACAACACCCTGAACGAAGAAATCGAACGCCTGTGGAAGATCTGGTGCAAAAAGCGCAACTGCGATGTGACCGGCACCCAGAGCCTGAACCAGATGCTCCGCATGGCGGTCCGCCGAAAGAAGGTGGACGGCGGAATCCTCTTTGTGAAGCGATATACCAGCGGCGGCGTCCTTCCCTTCAAGCTGCAGATGTTCGAGGTGGATGAGCTGGACAGCACCCAGGTCGCCCCAAAGCACAAGGGCAACCGGGTGGTGGGCGGCATCGAGTATGACCAGTACAACGCCCCGGTGGGCTATTGGATCAGGCAGTATTCTGTGGACGGCATGAGCATCCTGGACCCCGTCTATGTCCGGGCCACCGATGTGATCTTCTATTTCAGCAAGCGCCGCCCCTCCCAGCTGCGAGAGATGAGCGACATGAGTCAGACCATCACCCGCATCCGGGATGCCAACGAATTTATGACCGCCGTCAGCGTGAAGCAGCGCATCGAAGCCTGCCTCGCCGTGTTCATCAAGAGGGCCATCCCCACTGCCGGTGTGGGCCGGTCCGGCACCAGCGCCGCCGGACCCCGGCAGACCTACGACGGCAAGACCCTCTCCCCCGGCATGATCAAGGAAATGAATGTGGGCGATGAGGTCCAGGTGGTCAACCCACAGGGGCAGGCCACCGACGCTGCCAGCTATATCAAGCTGCAGCAGCGCATGATCGGAGCCGGACAGGGCATCAGCTACGAGGCCACCGCCCGAGACATGAGCGAGGCCACCTACTCCAGCGCCCGTCAGGGTCTGATCGAGGACAGCATGACCTACGCCGAAGAGGATGAACTGCTGGCGGATGTGATGGATGAGATCTACGAAACCTTCATCATTTCCGCCGTCCTGGCCGGGGCGCTAAGCATCCCGGACTTCTGGAACCAGAAAGACAAGTATTTCTCCCATTCTTTTGTAAAGCCCCCCAAGCCGTGGATCGACCCGAGCAAGGAGGCCAGCGCCACGAAGATCGCCCTTCAGACCGGGCAAAAGACCTTCAAGCAGATCGCCGCCGAAAACGGCTCCGACTGGAGGAAGCAGGTGGATGACATCTGCGAGGTGCTGAAATACGCCAGGGACAACTATGGCGTGGACTTAGGAGGTGTGATCCTTGGACAGAAAAAATCAGACGGTCTCTATGACGATGAGACAGAGCCTGCCGCTTCTGACGGCAGCGGCCAGCCACCCGCTCCCGGCGACGATGCCGGGGACGGAGCCGAACCGACAGAGGGCAGCGGCTCCGAGGACGAATGACCGCCAGATGCTCGGCACCGCCCTGGAACGGATGGACGGCGACGGGAACGAGCGGAAGTTCACCCTCTCCTTCTCTTCGGAGGAGCCATACGAAAGGTGGTACGGGGTGGAAATCCTGGACCACGGGAACGGGGCAGTAGACCTGACCCGCCTAAATGACATTGGATGCCTTCTCTTCAACCACAACCGGGATGCCGTCATCGGCAAGGTGAACCGGGCCTGGGTGGAAGGGAATCGCGGATACGCGGAGGTGGAATTTGACACCGACGAACAATCCGAGGTGATCTACCAGAAAGTCAAAAGCGGAACGCTGAAAGGCGTCTCGGTAGGTTATCGCATCGACTCCATGGAGGAAGTAGCGCCCGGAAAGACCAGCGCCGATGGCCGGTTCACCGGACCGTGTGAGATCGCAAGGAAGTGGTGGCCCTTTGAGATCTCCATCGTTTCTGTTCCCGCCGACGGGACGGTCGGCGTGGGCCGGGAAGCGGAGCGGCCCGGAGCGACCCCCATGAGTGTCCTTCAGAGCCAACTTCAAATCAACCAGAATATCGTAGGAGGTTAAACGCCATGAACAAGAAGCAGCAGCGAACCAAGAAGCTGCAGCGGCAGCAGGAGCTGGTCAACACCGCCAAGGCGGCGCACCGTGAGCTGACCGCTGAAGAGCAGAACGAATTCGACACCCTGCAGAGAGAGATCGAAACCCTGAACACCGAGATCGCCGAGGAAGATCAGCGGCAGATCGGCACCCCCGCCCCTGCCGCCACCGGCACCGGCACCCCCACTCCCGCCGCCGCCCCGGCTGCGCCCAGCGGCGATGAGCAGCAGAGAGCCATCCAGGCGGAGCGCACCCGCATCAGCGAGATCGGTACCATGTGCCGTGATTTCGACATGGACCCCCAGCGTTTCATCGACGACGGCTCCACCGTCGACCAGGTGAGAGCGGCCATCATCGAGCATCTGCGTAAGGAGAGCGGCCCCATCGGCGCTGGCGTCCATGTGACCGGCAGCGGTGAGGACGACTTCAGACGGGATGCCGCCGAGGGCCTGATCCTCCGCAGCGGCATGACCCTGCAGGATGCCCATGAGGGCGCTCGGCAGCTGAGCGGCATGACCCTGCGGGACCTGGCCATTGAGTGCCTGGAGCGGGACAATGTGACCAACGCCCGTCGGATGAATTCCGACGAACTGTTCAGCACCATCCTGCAGCGGCAGTATTTCAACCCCACCGCCGCCTTCCCCACCATCCTGGATCAGGCCATCGAAAAGAGCTATGTGGAAGGCCACCGGACCGTCCCCGTCACCTTCGATCAGTGGACCAAGAAAGGCTCCCTGAAGGACTTTAAGGTCCACGACAACAACTACATCGCCGGTCCCGTGGGTGAGTTCGAGAAGGTCCCCGAGGGCGGCGAGCTGAAGAACGACATCCCCAAGGATGCCAAGCGGCCCACCCGTCGCATCGAAACCTACGGCAAGCAGTTCACCCTGTCCCGTCAGGCGTTCATCAACGACGACATCGACCTGGTGACCCGCATCCCCGCCCGGTACGCCGCCGCCGCGAGAAAGACCATCAACACCCAGTGCTACAAGGTGCTGATGAACAACCCCAACATCTACGACGGCAAGCCCCTGTTCGGTAAGGACCACGGCAACATCCTGGCCAAAGGCACCGGCATCACCAAGGAAGCCGTCCAGGCCATGATCATGGCCCTGTCCACCCAGAAGGATGAGTTCGACCAGGCCATCATCGTGCGCCCCGCCGCCCTGATCGTCCCCGCCGGTTACGCCTTCGATATGTACACCCTGTTCTTCAGCCCCACCATCAACACCGAGGGCAACACCCAGGCGGTCAACCCGCTGTACCGTTACCGGGACAGCATCGTCCCCATTGAGGACCCCACCATCAACGCCCTGGCTGGCGGCTTCGGCAATGTGATGCCCTGGTGGCTGACCGGCGTCCGCGAGGACACCGACTTCATCGAGGTGGACTACCTCAACGGTCAGGAGATCCCCACCATCCGCCGCATGGAGACGGCTGGCCAGCTGGGCTTCGTCTGGGACATTTACCTGGACTGGGGCATCAGCGTGATGGATTACCGTGGGGCCATTAAGAACCCCGGCGTGAAGATCGACAGCCCTCTCGGCTAAGAAAGGAGTAAGCAGACATGACGAACGCAACCTACCTCCAGAGAGGTGAAGCCCTGGACTACACCAACGCCACGGATGAGGTCATCCCCGCCGGTGTGGTCGTTACCATTGGGAGCCGCATCGGTGTGACCGGATGCCCCATCCCCCCGGCCAAGACCGGCTCCCTCCATGTGTGCGGCGTCTTTGAGATCGCCAAGACCGGCTCCGCTGAAATCGCCATGGGCCAGACCGTCTATTTCGACGGCACCGGCATCACCGATGCCGCTGACGATGGGAAGGACAAGGACCCCGCCGCCAACATTGTGGCCGGGTATGCGGCTGCGCCTTCCGATGCCGCCGCCACCACCGTTCTGGTTCAGATCAATGGCTGATCGCCTGGTGGCGCTGGCCCACATTCGGACCGACCTGGGATTCACCCACTACCGGCCCGGAGACACCCTCCCGGGAAATCACCCGGATGCCGCTGCATGGGTGGAGAGCGGAGCCGCCGTGTGGCGTAGCGACGACTACACCCCGCCGACCTGGGTCAAGGCCAGGATGGCAGCAGCGGAGCCGGGGATCGGCGGCATCGCCGTGGGCGGCGAGGCCACCGGCGGCGATCTCGCCGGGAAGGTCCCCCGGACACCAGAAAGGACGGCAGCATGGAGACGATGAGCTTCAAGGATATCCTCCACCGGGACATCACCCAGGTCTTTCTGAACCCGGACGAATTCGGAGAGGAACACACCATCGACGGCAAGACCATGGTGGCGGTCCTGGACGACCTGGAGAACATCGAGCGGGAGAAGAAGATGAAGTCCAACATGGACGGCATCTACGCCCGTCAGGTTTTCCTCTATGTCAGCGCCGATGACTTCGGACCCCTCCCGGCCCAGGGCAGACTTGTCACCCTGGACGGGAAGAAATACCTGGTAGTCGACGCGACGGACGAAGCCGGGATGTACGGCATCACCCTGGAGGCCAATAGGAGCGGCAAATGAAAACCACATCCACCGACGGCCTGATCCAATTTGAATTTGATGAGGCCACCCTTCAGGTTAT